AATCCTAACCAAGCAGCGAGAGATGCTTTATACAAGACGGGTGTAAACCCTATTGTAACTTTCCCTGGTTCGGGTACAGTGTTATTTGGTGACAAAACTCTACAAGCTAAACCTTCAGCGTTCGATAGAATTAACGTTCGTAGATTGTTTATCGTATTAGAGAAAGCTGTTAGTACAGCATCTAAAGCATCATTATTCGAATTTAATGATGAATTTACAAGGGCTCAATTCAGAAACATGGTTGAACCATTTTTAAGAGACGTTAAAGGTCGTAGAGGTATTACGGACTTTAAAGTAGTTTGTGATGGAACCAATAACACTGGTAACATTATTGATACTAATAAGTTTGTTGCTGACATTTATGTTAAGCCTGCACGTTCGATTAACTATATAACATTGAACTTTATTGCCACGAGAACTGGCGTAGAGTTTTCTGAAATCGCAGGAGGTAATTAAAGATGGCTATTTTAGGCGTAGATGATATGAAAGGCCAATTGATTGGTGGCGGTGCTAGACCTAATTTATTCCAGGTCACACAGAACTTCCCTGGTTTAATTATAAAGCCCAACTCAACGAAGGCATCTTACATGACGAAGATGGCATCATTACCAGCAAGTACTATTGCTCCTATTCCAGTTCCATTTAGGGGTCGTACGTTACAAATAGCTGGTGATAGAACATTTGAACCATGGACAATCACGGTCATTAATGACAATGACTTTGATGTGCGTAATGCATATGAAGATTGGATGAACATGATTAACGGACATAATTCTAATACTGGTATAATCAAGCCAGATAGTTATATGGCTGACATGGTCGTTGAACAACTTGATAAAGCTGGTACTAGTATTAAAAAATACGATATCAGAGGTTGTTTTCCAACTACATTGGGTGCGATTGAACTTTCGTACGAAGCGGAAAATGTTATTGAAGAATTCACTGTTGAACTACAAGTTCAATATTGGGAGTCTGATACTACAACGTAAATCATCGATATAATACAAGGAGTGCCGAAAGGCACTCTTTCTTAAGTGTTATAAATATATTTAAGAAAGAGTGAAAATAGGATATTAAATGGCAGACAACAGTTTATTTGGATTTAGCTTTAAAAGAAAAGCTATAGACGACAAAAAGAAAGCAGTATCATTCGCAGCAGAGAATGAGGACGGCGCATATGAAATTTCCCCTACTGGTGGTTACTTTGGTCAGTATATGGATATTCAGGGAGATAAATTTCAATCAGACAAAGATCTAATAATGAAGTATCGTTCGATATCTGCATATCCTGAAGTGGACATGGCGATTGAAGATATATGTAATGAAGCTATTACAGATGAAAACGGTGTTGTTGTTAAACTAAATCTAGATGCCTTAGACCAAGCAGACAATGTTAAAGATCTAATCATGGAAGAGTTTGATAGAATTCTTAACTTAACTAACTTCTCTATGACAGCATATGATACATTTAGACGTTGGTATATAGATGGAAGACTATTCTTCCATGTTATTATTAATGATGCTAAAGCAGATGCTGGTATATTAGAAATGAGACAGATTGATCCGACTAAAATTCGTAAGATCAAAGAGGTTGAGAAGGTTAAAGATCCTAAGACTGGAGCTGAGCTTACAAAAGAAGGTGAAGAGTATTATCTATACCAAGATGATGCAATGGTTAATAATTCAGAAGGTTTAAAGATTCACCCTGATGCTATTATCCAGGTCAACTCAGGTCTTCTTAATGACGAACGCAATAAGGTTGTAGGCTATCTAAACAAAGCACTTAAACCATTAAACCAATTAAGTATGATGGAAGACTCACTAGTCATCTATCGTATATCAAGAGCACCTGAACGTCGTATATTCTATATTGATGTAGGTAATCTTCCTAAGGGTAAGGCTGAGGAATACCTCAACAGTACTATGAATAAGTATCGTAATAAGATTGTATATGATCCTACCACTGGTGCTATCAAAGATGAGAAGATTCATCGTAACGTTATGGAAGACTTTTGGTTACCACGTAGAGAAGGTGGTCGTGGTACTGAAATCGATACTCTTCCTGGCGGTACAAATCTTGGTGAGATTGAAGATATACAATACTTCCAAAACAAATTATACAGGGCTTTAAATATCCCTATGAGCAGACTAACAGAAGCTGATGCATTCTCTGTTGGACGCTCTTCCGAAATCACTCGTGACGAACTTAAATTTCAAAAGTTTATAGATCGTTGCCGTGGTAAGTTCTCAACATTATTCTATGAAGCACTGAAGAGGCAGTTAATCCTTAAAAAGATTATTGTGCCAAGTGACTGGGTAAATATCCGTGAAGAAATCGTTGTTGAGTACTCCAGAGACAATTACTATGCTGAACTTAAAGATGGAGAGATCCTTAAGGAACGTATAGAAATGGTGCAGATGATGGACGAATATATTGGTATGTTCTGGTCGAAAGACTGGGTACGTCGAAATATTCTGAAGTTAACTGACGAAGATATCAAGCAAATTGCTAAGGATAATAAAGAAGATCCTATGAAAGATGATGATATTAATCCAGATCTGGCGAATTCTGCTATATAATACAGTAGAATTCCTCAGAATAACAATTTTTATAAATACTATACAAAGAGATTATGACAACAAAAACACTAATTGACAATATAAAACAGGGTGATGCACAAAAGAGCAATAACACTTTTAATAGCTTGATGCAAGATAAGATGCTAAGTGCATTAGATACACATAAGAAAGAAGTTGCTTCTAAAATGTACGGGGCATCTATTGATGTACCAGAAGGGGAACCAACTACAGATGCTAACGTTTAAAGAATCATTTAATGAAGTATTAGAAGCTAAATTAAAATTACCCAAAGGTGAAAAGGTAGCCAAGGAAATAACCAAACTTGGAAAGAAGAAGAATGTAACTGCAGTTATTACCAGCAAGTTTAATCTATATATTGATGGCGTATTGCTTGACAAATATAAAGATCAAGCAGCAGCTGAAAAAGCAGTGAAAGAATTCATCAAATTAATGGGAGCATAATGAAGTTAATCACAGAATATACTCAGCACCAACTTGGCTATTCAATAGAGGAAGCTAAGAATGGTAAGAAGAGCACCTTTTTAGAAGGTGTTTTTATGCAAGCTGAGAACAAAAATAAGAATGGACGTATATATACACGTGAAGTTCTTACAACCGCCGTTGACAGATTTGTCAATGAGCAAGTTATTACAGGTCGTGCAGTTGGTGAATTGAATCACCCTGATGGCCCTTCCATTAATTTGGATAAAGTTTCTCACAGAATTACTGAACTTAAATGGGATGGTAATAATGTGATGGGAAAAGCACTTATTTTGGATACCCCTATGGGTAAGATTGTAAAAGGTCTTGTTGAAGGTGGCGTGCAACTTGGAGTGTCTAGTCGTGGTATGGGAAGCCTTTCTATGAAAGATGGTGTTAACTATGTAGCAGATGATTTTATGCTGAACACAGTTGATATTGTCCAGGATCCTTCTGCCCCTAATGCATATGTAAATGGCATTATGGAAGGAGTTTCTTTTGAGCAGGATAGACCTGGTCATTTCGTTAAGGTAATTGAAGAAGGTGAGACAGAAGTGAAAGAATCTAAAGTGACGTTCTCGGAAGAGCAACAATCGGCAGGTTTTGAGCATTTCCTCTCTAAACTATAATCTCTATAGGAGAAAACATAATGTCTGAAGTTAAAGACGAAATTGTTGAAGATGTAGCAGAGGTTATCGTAGAGGATACGGAAGTAGAAGCAACGGTGGAAACACCAGAAGCACCTCTTACGGAAGCTCGTACAGTATCAGCAATACAAGCCTCAATGACAGGAATGTCTAAAGAGGGCCTTGACGCGATCTTCGAAGCAGCGAAAAAAGCAGAAGCGAAAGCTAAAGTGGAAGACGATGAAGAAGAAGAGGACGATGAAGGTGATGAGGACGAAGGCGATGTAGAAGAAGGAAAGTCTAAGAAAGAGCAAGTAGACGGAGAGAAAGATCTAGAAACTAAAGCTAAGAAAAAGAAAAAGACGGCTGATGATGGATCTGAAATCGAAGTAACTGCTGAGAAAAAGAAATTTAAAGAAGATGTTGAAGCGTTAATTAAAGACGAAGATACATTATCTGAAGGTTTCAAAGCGAAAGCTGAGACTATCTTTGAAGCAGCACTGCAATCAAAAATCATTTCTGAAACAGCAAAATTAGAAGAGAGATATACTTCTGATCTAGCTGGTGAAGTTGAAGCTATTAAAGAAGATTTAGTTGACAAGGTTGACGGTTACTTAACATATGTAGTCGAAAACTGGATGAAGGATAACGAAGTTGCGATTGAGCATTCTTTGAAGTCTGAAATCACTGAGTCATTTATTGATTCACTAGGTCAGTTATTTAGTGAGCACCACATTAATGTGCCTTCGGATAAAGGAGACATCTTAGATGCTCTATCTGAAGAAGCAAAAGATGCTAAAGCTCAGTTAAATGACGCAACTGCAAATGCTATGGAACTTGCTGAGCAAGTTAAAACTTACCAACGTAAGGAAATCGTAGCAGAAGCATGTGAAGGCTTAGCGGCAACTGAAGCTGCAAAAGTAAAAGAATTAGCAGAGGCTGTTGAAGCTGATGATAACGAATCTTTTGCATCTAAAGTAGCTACAATTAAGGAATCTTACCTTAAGAAAGATACCGCGGTAGAAGCAACTCCGGAAGTTGATGCTATTACTGAGGATACACAAGAACAAGATGTTTCGGATTCAATGAAGAAGTATCTAAGCGCAATACAGCGCACAACGTCCATCTAATAGGAGAATTTTAAATGGAAATTAATAGACAAGTATTACAGGAAAAATGGGCTCCTGTACTTGAGTCTCAAGAAGCTGGCAAGATTACTGATGCACACAAGCGTCAAGTAACTGCTGTCGTTCTAGAGAACCAAGAAAGAGCATTATCAGAAGAGCGTCAATTGACGGAAACTGCTGCTAACGCTACTGGCTCAAACATTGATAATTGGGATCCTGTCCTAATTAGCTTAGTAAGACGTGCGACTCCTGCAATGTTAGCATTTGATCTAGTTGGTGTTCAACCAATGACTGGACCAACTGGCCTAATCTTTGCAATGAAGTCTAAGTACAGCACTCAAGGTGGTACTGAAGCATTGTTCAACGAAGCTGACACTGGTTTCTCTGGTGCTGCTTCTGGTGACTTAGGTACTGCGGACGCTGGTAACAACGATC